AGTAGACCATACATTCCAGTCTGGTTTGCCGTTACGCTGAATGAGCTAAGGTACAGAGTACCAGAACCGATTGTAACTGGAATACCACCAGCCTTGGCGTTTGACCATGATTCTCCGTTGATACCAGCGGAAGAAACGGTCATTGCACCAGGCATACCAGCATCCTTGGCAAATAGATAAGGAACACCAGCAGCCTCTGGAGCAGTACCAGTCTTGGTATAGAATGATGCATATCCAGTCTGGATACCCATCTTGCTTGCTGGTTCTGTGATTGGAGTACCGTTTGAATCAAATCTCTGCCAGCCACCATCAATGGAATATACGGCAGACTGACCAGCTTGTAGTACAGTCTTGTATAACGTAAAGACTGATGAAGTTGTCTTTACTATGGTGATTGAATTAGATGCAGTACCCGTATTGAGGACCGTGATTACCTTGATCTGTCTTTGGGTACTTGCCGCGGGTGCATCGCAGATCTGAGTCGTGGTAGCCGTGATGATCTGCGAATCCTGTGCGGCTGGAGTAAGCGAGCTTGATGTTATATCCAGATATGAAACTGTAACATCAACCTCACTGGTTGAACTTGTCGTTAGATTTAATGTGTGTGTGTTTGATGATAGAATCATAGTAGTGCCGCTATTCTTAGTGATTGTTGGAAGGTCATGCCAGAACCAGATACAGATTGCCAAGTACCATCTCCGCTTAGGAAGGTGGTATTATTCTGAGTACCAGTACCTAGTCTTGCTGTTGCAATTACACCAGTTGTTATATCTGATGCTGCGTGTGTGTGAGATGGAAGATTTGTGCAGTTACTTAGGTTACCCGATGTCGGGGTTCCCAAGATTGGTGTAACTAGGGTCGGTGTATCGGCAAAGACAGCTGCACCAGAACCTGTTTCATCACTAAGGGCTGTCTTTAGTTGTAGTGAGGTAAACGTACCCAACGCAGTAGCGTTACCAGTAGAGGTAATGTGTCCCGTTAGGTTGGCGTTAGTGGTAACAGTAGCTGCGTTTCCAGTTACAGATCCCACAATGGCAGCGGAGACGGTTAGGGTTGCAAGCGTTCCAACCGATGTCAAACTAGAAGCAGTAACGCTAGCAGCCAGCGTTGTACCCGTAAGGGTTACCGCTGGTGCATTTGCTAGTGTTGCTAGTGCTCCAAGACCAAGTGTTGTACGCTGAGCTGATGCGTCAATATCATCTAGCAATGCACGGCCAGCGGCTGTACAAGGAATCTCTTCGACTACACCAGCACCAGCTGTAGACCTACCAAGCAACTTGTCGCTTGCTGATACGTTCTGCATCTTGGCGTAGGTTAGTGCGGCATCCTTGGGAGTAATAATCTGTGGAGCCGCACCACCAACATCAAAGAAGGTAGTGCTAAATTCTCCACCTGTATTTGCAGTTCCAAGGTTATTTCCCATTGGAAACGAATTTGGTTCTAAAAGAGTAATCTTTGCAAGAGTAACAGCCCCATCTTGAATCTTTGCGGTTCTAACCGAATCGGATGCAAGTTTACTAGTAGTAATAGCATTAGCATCAATAGTCCAAGTTGCACCTGAACCAGTGACGGTGATGTCTCCCTTGTCTGCGTCAGTAACTAGATAACCCGTTGTCCATGCGCCATCTCCCCGTAGGAAGTTAGTACTACCAGCTGTTCCAGTAGTCGTTAGATCTGAAAGAGCATGGGCGTGACTGGCTGGAACATTGACAACCATAGTATTGGCTGTTGTGTCTAGGGTAAGGGATGCAATACCAGTACCACTAGGTGTAATGGTTCTTGTTACCCCCATATCATCATTCCACCACACAAGCCTACTTGTACCCGTTTGGGCTGGTGGACATTGTAGAGCTGGGTAGAGCAATGTAAAGCCAGTCATAACGTCTGTTCTGGTTTTATTATACCACCCCGCAGATGGGGTATTTTGATAGTATAAAATGTCACCAGTGGTTGCAGCTGTGATGGTTACATCGGTAAGGCCATCAAGCGTCGTAGCACCGCCACCGCCACCGCCACCACCCGATGGTGTAGCTGGTTGCCAAGCCAACGCTGTGTTGTTCCATGTTGGAACCTGTCCATCCGTAGCTGCACTTTGTGTAAGGTCAGCTAGCGTGTGGGTGTGGGCAATAGGGGCAAACTGGGAATAACCGTAGTACTCAAGATACGTCATATCCTTGAAGTACAGTTTTTGACTAGACTTGTTTGTTCCTTCATTTCTCTGTCGAAGTTCAAGACCAACATAACAGTGAGCATCAGCCCCAAATACGTCTTCAATTGGTCCAGTTAGAAGGTATGATCCTAAACTTGTTTCGAGATAATCTTTGTAATTTCCAGCCGACCCAACTTCTTGAGGTACTTCTGAGTAGAAATAAATACCATCTAAGACTCCGCTTCCACCAGGAAGATATCCTGGATTTTCGTTCAGAACAATACGGATACCGAGTCGGGTAAACTGATTTACTGGAATTCCAGTATCCATAAAGTAAACTACATTTTCGTAACTTCCAGGAATGCCTCTATCTGTTGGTGTTGCAGTATAACCCATAACTACTCGCATCCACCAATTGGTTGTACCTAAACAATCAAAGCAAGCTAGTAGCTGTGACCTTGTACCGTGAGTAGCATGAAAACCGACAGAAGCTACTGTAGAGTTGTTTCCTGATCCATCATATTTTACATGTGCTTTAAACTCTTTAGGACAATCATCTAATTTCATGTCTGGGTTAATGCCAGTAAAGCCAGCATGGCAATGCCGCACTCTTCCAACAGAACCATACTGATTTTCCTCTGTTTGAATATACGAATGAGTATCAGTCTGAACCAGAGTAGCAATAGCTAGGGGGTCTACTGCTGAGTAAGTAGACCACACAAAATCACCAACGGAAGTACCGTCAGTGTGCATTGTTCTAATAATATTTCGGCCAGTGTTTGCCTTATCTCTTTCGGAATACTTTAGATTTCTTTTAGAAATACCAGCTACTGGCAGTGATGAAGCAGAGATTCGTTTATCTGAATCTAGCTTTGCAATGTAATTAGGAACATCTAGGTGATCATCAATGTATGTTCCAATAGTTGGTCCACTATCTTCTCTAACATATGCCGTGGTTGCAATACCACCTACTTGATCTAGATCCTCCAGTATAGCAGCGGTTATTGCCATACCTACTGTAGAGTCGGTATAACCTTTTGTAGCTGCGTCATTTGGGTTAACTGGTGAAGTTAACTCAAACATGTTCTGTGTAATGACGTTATCTCTAATACGCCAATCAGTATCTAAAGAAACAACATTAATGTGATTCTTTGTTCCAGCTGTTATAGGCGGTTCTGTTACAGCTGGATTAACGTTTACCCATGCCGTACCATTGTACTGTAGTAACTGTGTGTTTGCAGGAGATGTAATAGTAACATCTGATAAAGTATCAAGTGGAAATATGGGCGTAGGTATTGCTTGATTTGTCCACTGTGAAGTACCACTGTTATATAACAACGCCTGTTGAGAAGCTGGAGTACCAGTGATAGTTACATCGGTTAATGCATTAAGGTTGTTAACGCTAGCGGTTGCTCCAATGGTTGTTAGAGAACCCCAAGCTGTTACTCCATCTCCTACTTTTAGTTCACTAGTAGTAGTATCATAGCCGATTTCTCCAGCTGATAAAACTACACCAGACCAGCTTCCAGTATTACCTCTTCTAATATTTAAAACTTGACCAGCTGTTCCTGGACTACCGCCATCAAGTGGTCCTTGTGTAATCTTGTTATTAATGATTGTCATTAATGCTGAGTCAAGACTAATGACTGTTCCGCCAGCGGATACAACTATGTCTCCATAGTCTCCGTTAGCAAGAGTTGAATTTCCTATTGCTTGAAGACTGCGCCACAATGTAGTACCGTCTCCAACTTTTATTTGTAAGCTTGTGAGATCATAGGAGATTTCTCCTAAAGCTAGTGTTGGGTTTTGTGCATACCAGTTAGCGTAACTATCTCTACGTATTCTAATGATGTCTTGCGGCATCTAGCCTCCTATTATAATGTGTTAAAAACTCCACCAGCGTCGATATCGACACCAGAGGAACCAAAAGCATCTCCACCGTCTTGATCATTTACTTGCGTAGGTGCAGAGGTTACGCCATCAAGTATAATTTGTTTATTCTTACCACCTGTTCCTGCGCTGGTATCTAAAAGAATAATGTTTCCAGATGCATACTCAACGACTATATCTCCAACTGAATTTACATACATCCTAGCGACACCCGTCCGAATTGGAGCGGGTGTGCTAGGAACGTTACGTTTATAATTTGGCATTTTTTCTCCTCTTGAATTCGGCATCCAAGACTGGATCCTTTGCTCTAAGGAATGCTATTGCTTCTCTAATATTGGTTTGTCCGTTAAGGGTTTCATCCAATAGTTTTGCCTCTTGTTTCTTTGCTTCTGGAATATATCCAACTAACTTTTGCATCAGTCTTCCTAGTCCAGAGTACCACAGTAAGACAACGATACCCAATATGGAGATCGCTATCATTACTATTTGTATGGTGTTTGCCCACCAAGGCACGGTATCAACTACCCCCGAAGTCGCTTCGATAATTCCTTCGGTCTTCTCAATGATATCGGTCTGTTCCAATATCCCTTGATTGGATCTTTTCTGAATTTCTGAGAGTCTTGGGAGGATTGCTGTTGCGGCTTCGTTGATTTTTTCAAAGTTATTCTTTGAGTCCTGTGCAAGAGATCGTATAGAATTAGAACTCTTCTGTATCTTCTCTACTGAAGAGCATGAAATCAACGCTAAGAAACTAGTTAATAGGATCGTTCTTATCAACATGCAGACCGCTCCTTACCATTGAGAAAGTCAATGTCTGTAATACGTTTCGTATTTCGTGAATGTTTTTTTCTAATCGTTCTACACGTGATATAATTGTATCGTATTCGATAGTCTTTATATCTCGCATTGATTTAATTTCTGATTCTAGAGAAGTTATTTTACTTGCAAGCCAGTAGACGCATCCTCCAGCGGGGAGAAACAACACACTGATTACAAGCAGTAACTGCTCTACCGTTAATGGGTGTGTAACGGAATCCATGTTATGTCTGAGCCAATGTAAAGGTCATTATAATGGGAGCATCAGTTGCTCCGTTTAATAGATAGGTAGTTGGGTAACCGCCTACAAGGACATTAGCGGCGGTTACCGATCCACTACCTAGTGATCCTGTAATTGATGGACAAACCGCAATACCACTTGGACCCAAAGTAATTTTCCTGACTACAAAAGTATAAACTCCCGCAAGAATCTGTTCTCTGCGCCAGTAAAATGAAACTGATTTTGTAGTGGATGTGTTTGTTGCGGTAATATTATGATCTGTGTAATTACCACTAAGCCCTAAAGAAAACGTAAGGTTTCCAATTGGTGTTGGAGCCGTGTTTGTATTCTGTGCGGCTGTACCTGAAGAAGACTTAAGACTACCAATGCTTACAGAGGCAGCTGATAATCCAACCGTTGTGTTTACAGTACCAGTAACAAACAGATCTCCAGTTATATTGGTTGACCCATTAACGTTTAAGCTTCCGTAATTTGCTGCATTCTTAGGTCTAATGGTTATTCCATTACTATCTGTAGTATCTGCATTATTAAAAAGCTTAATAGATCTACCAGAGGCAGACATGTTTGGTTGAATAATAATATTATCTGATGCAGCATTAGCTGTTGTATCATCTGTTGTTCTAATACTACCTGTACCTGTAATTTTAAGACCATTTGCAAAAGTCTTAGCACCAGTTATAGTTTGTGTATCTGCTATGGTTGCTAGAACTGTTTTAGCTGTAGTACCAATAGCTGATAACTCAACTGGAACTGTAAAGGTAGCAGCTGTAGTAGCTACCGTAAGGCAATCTACTGGTGTACTTCCTGCATTTGTTGGAGCAATAACAATGGACTTGCTTGCGCCTTGTCCATTTAGTTTTGCACTTGAACTTAGGAAGATGTTGTTTGTAAAAGTCTTTGCTCCAGTAATGTCTTGGTTACCAGCCGTGGTTACGCCACCACCAGATACAACCCAATTATTTCCATCCCAGATACGTAAAATACCTGTAACCGTATCATGCCACAGAAGACCTGTATCTGCTGCGTTGGGAGTTGGTTGTGAAGACTGATAGTAGATACGTCCTGCATTAAGCAAGACACCTCTTTTATTGAATGCGTTAATTAAAGTATCTGTACTTGTTCTAAACTCTAACATATTTTCTAGTTGAGTAGTAAGTGCATTTACTTTAAGTGTTTTGTTTTCTGGATGAAAACTAAGACCAACAGCAGGAACTTGTAAGTTCTGTGTTGATACTCTATTTAAACCAACAATAGTATTATCATAGTCGGTTGCGTTTTCAAGTCCAGTATTTCCTGTGGTAATCATTGTCCAGCTATTGTTTGCTGTACTAAATCTCCACTGTATAGCTCCGTCTGTATGGGTAGAATTATCTGCTGGTGCGTTTGGAAAATTAATTGGCATAGATTACCTTATTGTGCTGGGGCCGATACGTCTACCCAATAACCAATTTCTCCGTTGGTGTTTGTTGGTAAACCAGTGTATCTATCGTCTGTTGCGTATACATATAGACGGCCATTTGTTGTATTAAACCATAGTGAACCCCACAAGAACAATCCGTTTCCAGATGCTTCTGATCTAGTTGGTGCTGTTGAAGTAGCAAAGAAGGAACCTGGAAGTACTCCACTTGATCCTGGTCTTTGTGAAGTAGTAAGTAGAGCAGCTCCATCTAGTGTTGCTATTCCACCCACAGCTGCAAGCTTTGCGGTTACATTGCTTGCAATTTGTGCGTCTACATAAGCCTTGGTAGCTACATCTTGTGCGCCTGTTGGGTCAGGTAGATTTGTAATTCCAAACCCAGCAGCATTCAAAGGAAACTCAAGTGGATTAAGTACAGCAAGATTATCACTGAGGAGGATTGCTTTGTTGGCGGTGTTAGTTACCTCTTGAATTAAACCAAGAAGATGTGCGGTATTTAAGTTAAGTTGATCAGCCGTAATTCTTGAACCAGTGGTCCAAGATACATATGGTTCTGAAATAATATTAACTCTATTGATTGCAATACTTTCACCACTAACTAGAGCTGGATATGAAACAGATGTTCCATTGTCACGAATAAAGTTTGTTGATGGAGGAACTGTTATAGCTGTTATAGTTCTATTGGTTACATCAAGGGTAAGCCAAGCAGATGGAATCTGTCCCATTCTCTTGACTTCATCTACAGATAGAGAAGAACCAAAGATTGATTCAATGCCCTCTCTAAATAAAAGTAGTTGTTCCTTGTGATCAACCTGATCTATCATTGTTAGTTGTGTATAATAAAGGGTTGATGGGTATATTCCATGTGCCGATATAGTAACTGTTGTTTGATTTGTTGCCATAGTTAACTCAAAGATGTACTATTACGATTGAAGATGGTTGCAAGTTCAATCTGTGTTATGTTTGTTGGTGACAGCTTGTCGTTAATGATCCGTATTTTTACATCGTCTGAGAATCCAAACACCTTTGAAATAAACGTTCCATTAACAGATTGGATATCAGTATTCTCTAGGTTTGTTGCGGAGAATTCAGAAACTAGTTTTGCTGTTCTTCCTCGCCGCGTTACCTCAACACGATATGTTCCAGTCTGGCTGTGTCTGGTTGTCATTGTCTTGATATTGACAGCCCCTTCGACGATATTATTATTCTGATCTCTAACATATGCTGTAGATAATTCAATAAGCATTTGAAAGGATGATCCTACATAGATCTTCTTTCCAATGTGTTCTGTAAGATCCATTCCAGAAAATACTACAATTGTGTTTGATCCACTGATAGTACAACTAGAGGCTCTAAATGTTGTTCCTTGTTCTGTAAATCCATCAGCCAATACAATATAACAATCTTGCGATGGGATAATATATGGAACAGTAATGGATGTTTCTACAGCGCGAGCTGAAACATTAAGACTTGTTATAGTTAGCTTACTTAGTGAATCCATTCTTGGTATATCTTTATCTTCTGTTTCAAGATAGTTAGATAATAAATACCAAGCAGCGGAAGTGGGTGTTTCTCTTTTTACAATAGCGTATATGTAATTATCCCAAGTTTTTAAACTAAAGATTGAATCACTTGGGTCAATGATGTATCTCCAGAACGCTGATTGAATTAGTTGGTTACCATCAAACCTATTGCAATAAAGATAAATGTGATTCTTATTGTCAGCATCTACCGATAGTATATAGTTCTGTGCTACTGCGGTTGTAACATCTTGATAGTTCATTGGAAGATATCCACGAACTGTATTAGATAACTCAACAGCGGTATTGAATTCACGGCTATCTTGATTAAGATAGATATACATTCTCTGCTTATCTAAGAAGTAGATCTGACTGCCTAGAGTCTGGGGATCAACTAGATCTGCTGTTGAATAGAATGTGGTACTTGATACTTCTGCTGTTAGAGGAGAGATAAGATTGTTCTGTCCCTTTAATTCAAATTGAACACCACCTCTTGTATTAATAAAGAGATATGTATTGAATGGAATCATTGCGGTTATCTCTGCATAGCTGTTGCTTGATGCACGAATATCAATAGGATCACCAACAGTTATGTTAGATGGATCCTTAATCCACAGGTCTTCAAGAACACCCATCTGAGATGAGAACAAGATATCTCCAGATGAAAAGAATAATCTATCTCTAAAATTAGATAGTGCTGAAAGCTGAACGTGTTGTGCTTCATTATCTATGGTCATAAAAGGAGAAGGTCCAGGATTAGTTATCCTGTCACCTACGGTTCTATTAGTCCAAGCAATTGGTTCAAACTTAAAAGAACCATCAGAAAATACAAGACGTTGAGGCATTCTCTTAGCATCAATTACTGAACAGTAATCTGGTGAACGAACCTTTTGAGTATATGGTTTGCCCTTTCCATTTAATAACAGAGGTGCATAAAGATCAGACTCTTGAAAAGATACTATGCGGTAGAATCCTGCATCTAATGATAGATACGGAGCATCACAGTATATAATCTTTCCTCTACCATCAGCTGCTGATGTGTTAGTAGATGCGTTATAGAAAGTACTAAAGGGATCATATAGAATCTTAAGCATATCTCTTGCAGTTTGATCTAGAGGAACTGCTCCTTCCAGTGGACGAGAGTTATTAGCTATCCAGTCATTATTATCTGGTGGAAATCTAAGATCTCCAAAGTTTCTTACGGATTGACCAAGCCAAGGCTTTTCAAAATCTCCATATACAAACTCTTCTACTGGAACAAACTGAGCATTCCAGTCAGCATTAAACTCTTCACCCTCTCTTAGTACATAACCCTCATTATACATACGACCATCAGTTGTCTTTACAACTTTTGTTGTTGTATAATAAGTAACCTTACTACCGATTGTATCTACAGTTTGAGCTTCGTGTCCGTCAAGTCCAACTTCCATTCCAGAAGTACCGCTAGTAAATCCAGCGTATACTTTTGTATTTAAATAAATTGTGTTGGTTCCAAGTTGTAATGACTTGAGTACTTCTCTAGTGTTTCCAGTACCGTAAGTAAGGTATCGTCTTGTGTGAGAATTAATTATTCCCTTACTTAAGATAGTGTTATACTTAGAACCAATACTACCTGATCCACCTAGCTGTAAAGCTAGTTGGTAAATAATATATCTTGGATCTTGTACGTCTATGGTAGAAGAACCATCCCAAACTAACAATAAATCCTTTGGATCCCATTGTGATTCGGGTGTCTTATTTGTCCAACCAGTTTCTGTTATCTGCATTGCATATAGAATGTTTTGGGTAGGAGACACGGCGTTTCTATCAATAATAATAAGAAACCTGTTGCTTCTATCCAATTGAAACCAAGTGAAATGTGGGTTAGCACTAACTGGAAGGAATGATAAATCGTATGTTCCAGCCCCAGGAAGAATCGAAAATCCTGGTCTTTTTTCTACTGATCTTTCTAACGATACCATGCAGTTATCTAGATTCTCTGCTTGATATGGTGTTCTCTTTGTAGCTGGTTGTCTACTGACACCGCCACTTAATGTTAGGATTCTAATTGTCCGTGGTTCAGCCATCAGTATCCTCCGTTCCAAAATCTCCTAGTATTATAGTATGATCTTGGATATCTTTGCATTGCCTCTGCGTTGTTTAGGATGTTCTGCTTTTTATCCGTGATATTATCTGCACGTGCTTTAATTCTAGTAAGCATTTCTTCTTGTGCTAGTACCTGATCTAGCATCTTATCACCTTGTGTGATGATCTGATATCTACGCATTGCACTGCTTAGGATTGCTCGTTGTGTAACGGTATCCAAGTGTTCCCACTTAAGTAATGCCGTGATGGTAACATAGTAATCCGTATCGGCTTTCCATATGCTTGTCTCATCCGTCATGTTATATAGGCATGGAGGATTTGTCTCTGTTACTCTAGCTCTAATCAATATTCTTTCGTCATTGAAGTGAGCTGAAGCAAGTGATGCCTCAAGTACTCCAAGATAATCGTTGTTAGGATAACCTAGTAAAATCTTTCCATCTGCGTCAAGAGTAAACTTCTTGACAAACTTATTCTCTGCGATTCCACGGAGCTGATGCTCCATGCTATACTGGTCTAGCAGAAACTCTGCAATACCTGTATCTATTCCAGATGCTTCCTCTAGGTCGGCTACTAAGCTTTCCCCTGCTGATAGCATCATCATATTAACTGCGTCTAACTTTGATAAATATCCCATAGATGATTCCTTTCTGTTGGGGATAATGAAAAACCTACGCCCCCATTTAAGGGGGCATAGGCGTATGCAACTACATACCGATGTATGTAGAGGAGATGTCTGATCACCGCAACCCTTCTGGCTAAAGTCTTTGCAAAACTAAAACAAAGAATTACGATCCCAAACCTATTAGGCGTATGGGAATGAACCAGAAGCGGTATTGAGAACTTCGCGGCTGAAGTTTGCACCAAGGTTGCAACGTATACCGTGACGTGCCTTAGCAGCGGTTACACCACCAGAACCAGCACCAACTAGCCACGCGCTAAGAGTCATACCAGTAGTAGTACCAAATGAAGTTGGACCGTTAAATAGGTTTGCTAGAGCGGGACTTGATGGAGTTGCTGCTGCATAGTTAGCCTCAGTATCAATGCTAGCTGTGATAATCCAGTTTGCAGCGGTTGGCTTGACAAGCACTGCAGCACACTCTGGACGAAGAACACCAGTACCAGCCATCATGCTTGCAACGGTAAAGGTGGTGTTACGACGAATGTCATCAACAGTATCGACCTTTAGACCCTGAAACTTGAGAGAGGCAACCGCACTCTTCTGAAAGAGAAGACCACAGACACCACAATCACCGAAGGCAAGGTTGTAACGTGCTTCACCAATACCAGTGAAGTTTGAAGTTGGAAGGTGATTGCTCTTCATGATCTTGACACCCATGTACTCAAGAGAATCAGTGATCTTATTAAGACCCTGAGTTAGGGCTGCACCAAGACCACCAGCCATTGCAACGCCACCAAACATTGGTTGCATATTTGCAGCAACGGTATCTGTACGAGCAACACCAAGAGCACGAATGTCTTGGAATGCGCGTGGTTCTACTGCAAGGTAAACCCCATCGGATGGAGCATTGATGGTCTGGAGGTATACAACAAAATCCTCGCAAGCCTTGAGTGCTAAAAGAGCCGCTGATGATCTATCTGCAATACTTGCAGATGATAGACCAAGGTTGTAGAACATTGGTTCAAGGTATACTGGACCACACGGAATTGCGCGTGGATCGGCGGTTCCAACTGGAGAAATAGAGCCATTGTATGCAGTATTAAAGTTAAGATCCTCAGCAGCAGCACGTGCAATGTAAGCAGAGATCTGCTTGTCACGTGCGTTGCCAAGAGTCATACCAGCCTGACGCGCAAGCTCTGATCGGAACTCCCACTGGGTCTGCATGAGGTCAACATTATCAATTTCAAAGTGAGCAGCGATTGGACGCTTGTCTAACTTGATTGCAATGGTTGCGGAAGTTGAGTCGGTGGTTGAACCAAGAAGCTCAACACCAGCGTTCCATGCAGCATTGAGGTTAACGGTTCCAGTAACTGGGAATTCCATAGCAACGCCGTTGCTGATGGTCTTAGAGTCAACAAGTGACTCGAACATATTGTACTCATCGTAAGCGTGAATGGTTTCACCGCTCCAGATGGATAACCAGAGTTTGTTAGCTCCTGCGATTGGTCCTGCTAGACCCAATGTTACGTCTGATCTGTACGGGAACTCTGCTGCTGTAATATTGTCGGCTGAATTAATAGCCATGTTCTATATCCTTTATCTGAGATTATTAAAATTAGTTCTAGACATCCGTAACTCTACGGCTTGTCTATATTTTGGATCTGTTGCAAAGCGTGGATCCGAACGCTGTGAGTAGAACTCAGCCTTACTGCCAAAGGGTAGGTTGTTGACATTAGTTGCCGAACCTTGTCCTACCTTGTTTGCAATTTGTTTTGCTGGTTCCTGAGATGTTACCTTACTAGCCTGAGCCGAATCATATTTCGACTTAAGACCAAGCAACGTAACTTCCCATGAAGGTGTTGCTAATGCGGTATTGATGGTGATCTGATCCTGCTGCGACAGGTTCTTACTAGCCCAATCAAATACACGGGCAAGGTTATCCCTGCCACCTACCGTATTAGCTGCCTCTGAATAGGCATTTTGCAAGCGGGCCTTCTGTCCCTGCATGAAGTCATCAATCACAAAGTCTGGGACATTTAGCTTCGACTTAATCTTGGAACGAGAATCTTCTGATAGATTGCCGTTCACGGTAAATTCAGTTGAATACTTTGCCCACTCTTCCTGAGTGAGTACATTCTCTACTGCTTGCGTAGATTGCTCCACTTCCTTTGGCTTGTCTGGGATCCGTAGTTCCTCTGGAATCTTTGGAACTGATTGCTCCTGAGCTACGGGTTCAGCTGCTACTGGCTGTGGAATCTGTTGTTTAAGTTGTGAGATCTCCTGTCTTGCCTTGGTGTATTCACCTTGAGCAGACTTGAGGGCTGTAAACCAATCACCAACAGACTTGAAATTGTCTGGTACTGGTACATTGTTTGCGTTTACGTGTATCTCAAAAGCCTGTGCCTCACGGGCAATGACGGGATCGGTATGAACCTCTGATTGTTCCACGTTCTGTGGAGTCGTTGGTTGTTGTTGTTCAGACATTTATTATCCTGTTGTTGTTATAATTACGGGAGCTGTATCGTTAAGATACCAGAACCCGCGAGTTGTTGCGGATACTGTTTGTGTTTCGTTTACACCATTAACCTGAAGAGTTACTGTTGTTACTCCGCTACCATTTACAAGATGCGGAGGAACAGTAACTCGCCATAGTTTCTGTCCTCTTAGTTGTCCACTTTGAATTTCACCACCACTAACACAACCCTTCTCGTAGTTATCCTTTAGTTTAATTCTATCGGATATCTCTAATGAACTTGAGTTAGCATTTGAACATGGTTTAAATGTTCCGTTCTTTGAAATTCCCTTGATCTCTTTGAGACAAGCATGTAATGGTGCTGTATCAGTCTTTGCTGATTGAAAATATAAGAATGGGTTTGCACCACTCAATGCTGAGTGATAGATCATCTCATTCCAGTATCTACTATCATATGCGTACTGACAAGCATCACCAGTATCAAGAGGGTGTCTTACCCACGGTCTAAAGCCATTCTCATTTTCTCGAATGATTGATCTTATATTCTGCATATCCATAGTAAAAACCATATAGGTATTATTATTGTATGCGGTTACTCCAGATCCTGGTGCTTTGAATGAATATAAATCTACATCTGTTGTGGGTGTAGTTACATATCCCCAAGTATATAAAGCAGCAAGAACACCGTATTGAACGGGTGATGGCACAACTTTAGGATCTCTGTGACACAATCCACCAAGAAGTCCATAGTGAGTGTTATAATCTCGTAGATATTTCCACTCTTTGTATGTATTGTTTAGTGTATCATAGTTGGAATACTTACCAGTAAACCACGGCTTTGTAAATACTTGCTTATAGATATGCTCAACACGGTGTGTTTCAGCAACCTGTCTCATTGTTTTATCCCAAGAGTAATATGAGTTGGGAACATTATAAGGAGAACCGCTTGCGTAATCTGTTGATGTTGTTCGTCCAATCCAGTTTGCCATGATTGTTGAAACAGTAGCAACTGTACCTGTTAAGTTGAAATAAGTATCTGTTAGGATTTTACTCCATGACTTAGAACGTGTAAGATCTCCATGCGCGGTATCAGTAAACCTAGCATCTGCGGTAATAATTCCAATAAGACGAGCATCTCCAGCTGTTTGCCATGCAGCTACAGTTCCTCCAGTTAATCGAACACCACCAAGACTCCAAGCAGACCATGACTCATAGTCATCTACAATGTTGCTGAACTGTGCGTTGGTCTTTTCAGCTTCTTCTATATAAGCCTTGAAATATTTCTTTGCATCTAGTGTTTGAGATGATGATGCATTATATTGGAATACAGAATCCCAGTTAACACCAGAAATTTGAACATTAGTATTAGTATTGTTCTTATAATATGAGGAGTTATCTAGGTCGTTTCCACCAATGCCATCGTCTTGTAAGAAGTTAGGAAACAAAACACGCCTTGATTGTGGGATTCCGCGTAGTACTGCGAGGGAGTCGCTAATAGAAGTTGGTAGGGTAGGCAGTGTTGCATTGTCTGTGTATCTACGCCTTGTTCCAGCCAAGCTAGTGTCTTCTTTATAGAACATTCTAACTACTGGAACTATAGATTTATCGTTTGATGAAATTCCTCTGCCATCCCATGCTGTACCCCATACTGCGTATGATGTAGAATCTTCTGGAAAGGAACTAGAATTCTGATGTGTTGTTGGTACGTATGTAATTCTTGGCATGTAGTTCCTTAGACTAAGATACTGTAGTTCATATTAAATGTATCTACAGGAGACCCGTTATTACTTAGGTTTGTTATTGTTACTAACTCTAAAGCACTGGCAACTGTTGGGTATGGTGCTGTGTAACTATGATCACATTTAAATCTAACGTACTCACTAGGACTAACAATTAGATATGCTGGAAATAGATTTATTTTTGTATATTGTTCTAGGACTGGACTAACTGTGGTTGCGGTAATAGGAGAAAAACTTCTCTTTACATATAAAGAAACAGCTTTAGATGTTCCAGATAGTTGTAATACAATTGCATTACCCTGTAGTGTCATTCTTTGTGATGCTGAAATATATCCAAATCCTGGAGTAACTTGATCATACTCAACAGTAATATCTATCCAGTTTGGTGTAGTTATTGTTCTTAATCCAGGGGTTATAATTTCCTGAGGAACATTTAATATTCTTTCGTCTGGTCTTGAACAACCACACTTTGTTAATAGACCTTGTGCTGCAAGTTGTGCATCATCAATAGATGAATACCGTCCAGCATACTGTGACTTATTAACATACAGAATAACATTTGTTGCTGGTGAATTATCCATGACATAGGTTAGCCGCTGAACCTGTTTAATGTGGTTCATCGTACCTGAGATTCCTTGAATACTCATTGTTGCATTCCTCCAGTTATCTGAGATAGGTCAATACCCTGTAGTGCTTGCTGTGCCTGTGCTTGCATTTCGGGTGATTCTAATGCAGTACTGGTAGCCTGTCCTGCCGCCTGAGCCATAGATGAACCCACTGCTCCAGCAGTTGTCTGCTGTGTAGCCATCTGTGATTGTTGCATCTGCTGTTGCTGTTGCATTTTCTTAACTTCATCCTCGCTACGAACCCATTGACGGGCATCGAAACCTAGAGATGTAATTAGTTGAGATGCATAAGCATCCCACTTGAATGTAGCAATAGCATCTGGTGGTAAGTTTCTTACCATCTCTCCAAGCTGCATAAGTTTTTGTAAGTCTGAGTCTCTGCTCAGTGCTTGTAGTCCAGTGATGATCTGTAGATCAAGTGTGCCATCATCAGTAAAGAATTGTTCCTCAAGACCTGGGTCAAGAAGACTTTCCTCTAGCATCTGAACAATGCATCTCTTTACAATCGGCTCCATCAGTGTACGGGCAATAGAAGAGAATGCTCCTCCAAGTACCGTCTCAAGTTCAGAACCGATCATACGAACAGCTGTGGCTGTTACTCTGTCTCCAGATGGGATAGCCTGACCAGTCATAAGGAATGCCTGACCAACCTCTCGTCTCATGTTTTCAACGGCAGCTGATGCTGCTTGAATCTGTGGATTCATTGTTGATGCTGGACTAATAGTAAATACATCCTGCTGTCTTGCGGATACGAAGGATCCATTTCTCATAAGAGCAATGTCATCTACTTCGGTTACACCACCAGGATCTATTGCAATCCAGAATGCACTAGCAGCAGCAAGACCTTCGATCTGTGCTTTGGTATATGCTTCTAGAGATCTAATATCTCCAATGATATCTTCGCAGTGAGATCTACCATAGTTCTCACCAGGAATACTTAGCCATCTAAGAACTGCAAATGTTGGAACCAAATAGTATCCATCATTAATCAGTTCTCCAGCTGAGTCTTCCTTTCTATAGTACCACCTACCATCATCTTGTTTGATAAACTGACAGTAGAATGTTCTATATCCTTGTCGATACTCAATAGATGATTGATCATATCTAATATCTTCTGGATCAATAGCCTCGTATTCAAGATGTATAATCTCAATTACTTCTCCCATTACATCTCTCTGTACTACGTATTGGTCAAGCCGATAGTTAGTATAGAAAAACTTATCATCCATCATCATTAGAATATCTCCAGTGATGATTAGATTTTGTAATGCTTGATAGACAGATTCCCGTAAGTTAGTTGAGATTAACTTTCGGTAGACCTGATAAGACAATGTCTCAAGGTACTGATCTACTTCAAAGGGAGCTGATGATCCATCCTTCATTCCGAATCTAAAGAATGGTGCATCGTTCAATGGAATCAATGCGCTCAACATCCGCGAAGCAAGGGAGGTTACTCCTCTGCTACTGACGGATGAGTATGGTTGTGGTAAAGATCTACCCTCATCCCATGAGGATGGTGGTAGGATTGTCGGGATTGTAAGTGCTGAACAGAAACGCGATCTTTCTAATTTACTAGATCTATTTCCATCCAGTATGCGAAACCGTTCTTGTAACATCATAGTGGCTTCTCACTCTTGTTTACCACACCCTTACCGAGCGCAGTATAGAATGATACCTTTGACAATGATGCCTTCTTATCCTTTTTGTTTGCATCTGATTCATCAATCACGGCTTGTTCAGCCTTGTTGATACCAGCAATTCTCTGTGCTTCTTCTTGAGCAAGTCTTTCTTGCTCTAGCTTATCACGTTCTTCTCTCTGCTTCTCTTCATCAAGAGCACGTGCTCTTCGTCTTTCTTCTTGTTCATCTTGGAATCGACGCTCGTCTGCAAGTAGTTTAGCTTGTTCAGCTGCAGTCATTCCTCCGCTAATTTTTGGCGATCCGCCCATGTTAATTCCTTATAGTGGTTTTTCAATATATGTAGCCCCACGATAGGAGAGGCTTTGTGCATCTGAAAGAGCTTGCTGTTTATCAGCAATGAATTTCTTTTTAGCTTCTTCATTCTTTACAACTAGCATTGCCTGTTCGGTATCAAATTGTTTTTGATATGATTCAGCTGCACTTGTATTACTGGAATGAATTTGTTGATTAAATAAGAACTGATCTCCTTCTTGACCAAGAAGAAACTTGTTTCCTCGTTTACTTGTATCAAGTTTAATAATCTGTTCCATAGATAATCTTTCTCCAGTTTTTCTATCAAACATTCTATTATACGAAACAGTTTTATCATTAAAGAATTGACTGTTTGGGTTGTAAGCAGATACATATGAACCAGTTGGTTCATATCTTCTTAAACTTGAATCTGCTCGTAGATCAGATAACTTGGTTTCATTACTAGTTACCTTTTGATATCTTTCCCACTCCTGTCCTCCACGCATTCTAAGATAGTCAGGATTTTTTCCTTGAAAACCAGCTAATGCTTTGGCTTTCCATCCACTAAGATAAGCATCTTCTGCTCTTTTAAATCTATCTTCCCAGATATCATTCCACTTATTAAACTCTCCAGCCGAAGCCGTAGATCTATTTCTATAATCTGCTGCTGTATCTCTATAAAACTTACCAAGATTTGATAGCTCTTCTGGTTTGTAGTTGGTGTCTCTCATCTTGGCAATGGATCTATAATAATCAGCTGATGATTGATTAGCCATTGTTATTATCCCTTTCCTGTAGTCTTACGATTACTTCAAGTTTACCAATGAAGTCCAGCTTTCCAGAAGTGTACGCTATATTTCTAGCCAGTAGTTCACTGGATTGATTTTGGTCGTAACTTGGTAGCTGAACCCATTCCTTCATTATCTTGATCCAGTCTGGATCTAGATACGGATACTTTGAGTTCATTTAATTCTCTTTCTAATCCTGTGATGTATGTTGCTAGTTGCCTAGCTAGTCTACCAAACTCTGGTCCCGTTAAAGGAAGACCGTTATCTAGTTTGACTTGTAGTGTTTCTTCGATTATATTTTTCATATGATTGAACAGCCTCCAGCTGAACAGGCTGGCTCATGAGCAGCCTTGGTTGTGTCTTCTGTTTCGTAGTTACTAAGCACACTAAAGTCAACCGCAATATTTGGAAATGCATTATATTGTTCTTCAGTTATTTCCTCAAAGGGTGCTTGTTGATATGTGTGTTCAGACTTTGGAAGGAATGAGACACCAGAGATGCTATCGAACTGCTCATATACTGTAGCCCCTAGTCTTAGGAACTCACTGTCTGTGTAGTTAATAGTTACTGATGGCTTGTGTTCACAATAGTAATCAGCATAGATTCTCCACAGAATTAGATGCGTCTCTGCATCTAGATCCTGCGTTGTTCTTGCTCCTCTTGGAGCAGACATTGCAAAGGAGAACACGGCAGTTGATGTTGGATTGAGAACACAATCCTCACATGCTACTCCTTGATCCTTCATCAACTCATATAATGGATCCTTCTTATCAATACGAACTCGTCTGATATAGAATGGAGCATACTGTGGATGTAGACCTGATGAACAACCAGCTAAACAAGATGTCGTACCTTCAGGCTTGACACATGTAATTGATTTCGATGGTTCTGTATCTAGCTTCATTGCCCACTCAACATTTACTGTCTGGGATACATCTCTAATATCTTCTAAGAATTTAATTAAATCGTATGGAGATGTTCTTCCACAGGTAAATGCGTTGTCAAAGATACCAGTCATCGACACACCTAGTAATCTTTCCTCTTCACAATTCTCTTTCCATTCCTTTCGTAGGTATGGAAAGTATGTGAACTTAGATTGAACTGTACCAATGATAGTAGCCATCTCAATCTTACGTCTAATGTCCATCTTGGAATCGTGTTCCTTGATAACAATAGTAGATAGGTTACAAAACTCCATCGGTCTGAGAATAATCTCAGAGCATGGGTTAGTTCCTAGATGACAGTTATCTGGTACTGCTCTACCAACTCTTGAGCATACAGTCTGTAGTGCTTCTCTGTTTAAGATACCGCGCTCACCGCTGAATGAGTTATACAATGATGTCCACTCCTGTAGGAATCTACCTAGGGTTGGCTTGGTTGTATATACCGCAGAGTTATTAGCAAGTGATCGGTAGCTGTGAGATTCCCACCAGTTACCAGACTTGCAGTGTGTCATCTCTTGATCGTCTAGATCAGACAGTGAGATCATTGCTGATCTACGTACTCCACCTACGATGACAGACTGTGCAATGACACAGCAGATGTCGTGACACTCTAGGGAACTTAGTCTACGACCACGTGCCTTGATAAATGTACCGACAATAAACTTAAAGACAGCCTCTAGTGGAGCTGGACCAGAAGCCCGTCCACCGAATGTCTTTAGTCTTGCTCCTGATGGTCTTACCAATGACATGTCCCATGTTGGGTGGATGCCATTGTATAGATACGTCAGAAGATTCTTAAGTGAATCGCACCAACCCTCGCGGCTATCTGGTACAGTGATTACAATAGAACTGTCTCTTGTAATAGTAGATGGAATCTGCTGTAGTTTTTCTACGCATCGTCTCTCTACGCTGTAACCAACACCAGTACCACACATAAGGATGTATTGTAACTCAGCAAACGCCGTGATACAATCCATCTCCATGTAGGCACAGTTGTACAGTGCGGTGTGATCTCTATCCAATGCAGGACCAGCCGTCATCAATGCTCTCATACTTGGGAATACTTCCCTGTTGATGACAGCTCTCTTGATATCTGATCTGTCTAATAGCTTTGGTTCCTTGGTGGTAAAGTAATTCCACCAACGGTCTACTGTTTCTTCCCATGTCTCTCGTCTACCCTGTGATTCAATCCACCTTGAATATCTACTAAGGGCAATAAAGTTCTCAAATGTATTCATGTTATCCTAAACCTGTTGATCCAAAGCCACCAGTATTTCTATAGGTATTACTTAGTTCATCAACCACAACGAATGACGGATTTATAAAAGGCATAATCATCAACTGAGCAATTCTATCTCCGTCTTCAATAATGAATATCTCGTTTCCGTCGTTCCTTAGTAAGACACAGATGTCTCCTCTATAGTCAGAGTCAATAAGACCTGGACTATTTGGAATAGTAATGCCCTTCTTATAGGCAAGACCAGAACGGGGCATGATGAATGCACACACTTCTTCGGCTAACTCTAGTGACAGCCCAGTAGATACTAGGACCGTCTCGTTTGGATTGACCACAATGGGGTTAATCAGGTCAGCTCTTAGGTCAAACCCAGCTGATCCCTTAGTAGCCTTCTTGGGTACTCCATGCTTTCCAGTACGGATCTTAACCATATTGGGAAAGTCATATTGAAATGAGTTGGCAACCAAGTTAACTGGATTAGCTACTGTCATTGTGTCAACTTTATATTCGTTCTTCATATTTTGTTCCTCTATGTTACGTCTCCTACTACTCGTCATGGTTCCCAGGGTAGGGAATACTCCCCGTCCCGTAGGATTCTGACGGCTCTTGCCATAGCCAAGGCATCCTCGTAGGTATAGGATTGTCCTTCCTTGTTCTTCCTGCGTTCGTACAGGGACAGGACTAGGGGCGTATGGTTGCGCTTAGAGGTGCTGTTCAACAGATCCTCTGCTTTCTTTGGACCCATCTTCCAGATACCACCGATATTATCGGTACTATCTCCAGTGATCCACTGTCTGTGGAACCACCAGTTGGCTGTGTCCACATCGGTATACTGTACTTCTCCTGCCTCATCTGTTGCTGTTATGCGTGGATAGAAGGAGTATCCAGGGATCTGCTTGAGATCCTTGTCAATAGTTACACCAATCATTCTTAAAGCTGATTGTTCTATACCGATTATATCGTCTGCCTCAAGCCGTGGAATTACCATGATCTTACACTTATCCCTAAGTATTTCAAAGGCAAGTGGTAGGTTATCTGGGCTTGGTTTGTCACTACGATTAAGCTTATACTGCTTATAGTAATCTCTTCTGAAGTTATCATCACGTCTACAAGACAGAGCTACACATATATCAGTACATAAAGGTGGAGTCCATCGCTTTAGGTCATCATCAATTCTTGACTCTAACCAATCACTACCCTCACTGTCAGCCCAGAAAGCTGCACGATATGCCAGAATATCTCCGTCTAGTATTGCTCTCATCGGGTGCTCTCCATAAGATACCAGTATCCTTGTACCTTATATAGTTTATATTGAACTGTCTTGTTTTCGGTTACATCAAGAGTAACATAACGATACTTTTGATCTACATTAATTTCTTGTCCCTTGAGTGGTCCATCTAGAACCGTTGCAATTTTACCACCAACCATGTAGATAACATCCTTTATCTGCTGCTACTCTGAACCATTTACCAAGCAGTCTTAGTTCCTTGGTGTTAATATTTCCTCGAAATAGATCTGAACGTTTCAGTGGATCTTCAAGATAGTTTTCAATTGAACTTGCTATCTTATGTACTGCTTCATTAGATAATGATTCAGTGTACAATGAGATACCGCTAAGGTCTTCAACAATCTTTGCATATACTTTGCCACGTATCCATGCTAGATTTTCACTAACAACCCCACGACAAAGTTCTTCAGTACCCGCAAACCATTCATTGTCCGCATCAATATGTTCACCATCAGCAAACTCCTTATAAGCTATTGTATCAAGTCCCATTGTTATTCTCCTTAAGTTTCAATCCATCTATCAAAATCGTATTCATCATCTTGACGGTGGATAATAGGAAATCCTGTTGATCTAAGATCTCTAATGTTAACACCGTCAAGAACCAAAGCACGTAACTGATTGTCTGATATAGTATGAACCTCTGCTGTTTGCAGCGGTCCCCACGATCCATCCTCTAGTACAACGATGCGTACCATTATGGTGTCTCCTTTGTAATCTTCTTTGCAATGTTGCTAAGGGTAATTAGAAATCCTTGAATCCCAACTGAAGTTAACGGAGATAATCCACAGTATCTGTTTAAAAATACAAACACACCTATATGAATTGCCACACCCATGCAAACAGCAAGGGTATAATACAATATTATTTTGATCATGGTGTTTCCTTGAAGCAGTCCCATTCCCGATCTTTTGCACATTCGCTCTCTTCTCCAACATGATAAAATCTTGAGTACAGAACCTGCAATACGCAAATTTCTCGTCGCGCTTCGTCGCGATCTTTGCGCAACTGTTCGGTATCTCCTAACAGTTGGCGAATCCTCGCGTCCATCTCAGTCGCATTAGTCCGCCTATCCCGCAGTTCTTCCATTAGATCTTGATAAACGTAATCGTTCATATCCATTATTAATCTTCCTCATCATTCTCATCGAAGATATCTTTAAAGAATTCTTCAAGAGTTATCTTCTCATCTTTACGCATCTTATTACAAGCAAGACAATCACACTCAGTATAAGACTGAGGAGATATATCTAGCCACAATAGTAATCTATTCTTTATCTTTTCCTTGAATGAATCAAGAGTATCGTCGTTCTTAATTACATAGTGGAAAAGATCTTGATAGTCCTTAGCTCCTAATTCGTATTGGTTCGCCATGTCTTCTGACTCATGTGACCTCCACTCTGCACGGTTCTCTGCAAGATCCCGTGTTCCCTTAGAGATAAAGACTGTCTTAGCCCCAAGCTGCTTTCCAAGGTTAAGTTCATTAAGATAACGACAATCATCAACGATAACAATCGTCTCTTTCCAAAGCTTATCAAGACACTGGGATGCCTTGTTATCCTTCTCATATAGTTCAAGCCACTGCTCCTTGAATTTCTTGATCCAATAATCAGGATCTTCTTTTCTTTTACCTTCACCAATTGATTGACAGAATGCCCGATACTCAATTGGGTTAGCTTCTTTTGTTAGGTTAGCTGCTGTTGCAGCGTCCTTAATACTTTTTGCAAAGGATAACAACACTGGTTTGAAATCGTTCTTCTTGGCATACTTTGCCACGATGTCTGCTGCTGTTGTCTTTCCAACCCTTGCTTGTCCCGCAAAGAAAATGGTTATCATTTATATTTCCTGTAGATACTGGCGGGATGCCAGTACTCTTGTAGTTTAAATAGATTACACACGAATGAAGAACATGCTCTTGGTCTTACTAGACCAAGGAATCTTCCAATGAATTGATGAAACAACATATCCCACGGGTGTGCATCAGTATATGTTTCAGCTCTTCTCATAACATCTTCTAGATCAAAGACAAATTCCCCCACATATTTTCTGTGTACTAGAACAGCACCCATTCTTTCTAGAACCCCTTCCTTATGAACTCTTGCCGTTGTTTTATAAAAGCCATCTACTATTTTTCCTTCACAGATAGTGATTGATATCTCACCAACCCCAGGAATTAAGATGATAGGACCAACGTGTGTAATGTTACTGAGTCCACATATCTTTGCTAATGTTCCAAAGAATTTTCCTTGTAGTTTAGAAAAATCATAGAAGCCGATATAGCATTTATACTTAGTGAGTCTCCGACCAGTTTCTCCCAACCTTATATTCCGCATTGATTGGCAGTTTGATTCCAAGTCTTGTTCCCGCTTCTATTGCCGAATCAGTTATGATCTTACCTGCTGCATCGGCAATGTCTGCGGGACAGGAGAACTGTAGTTCATCATGAACATATGCTAGTTGCTTTACCTTAGAACCGAACTGCTTATTCAGGTTTCTATTGGCAATGATCATCCAGTACTTGCTGATAACTGCACCACTACCTTGTAGTAAGGTATTCAATGCTGCGTGTTTACTGCGTACTGGTACTCTTCTACCATCTACTAACTCAATAGAGTTATTCTTGGCTACTTGAAACTCAACCCACTGCTTTACCTTAGCCAATGCTGGCAACTCCTTAAGGAATTTCTCCTTAAGATTAGAACCTTGTTTAGCAGAACCATTAACAATCTTACCTATCTTAGCATCGCCAGCCCCATATAAGAAGCCATAGATGAAAGTCTTAGCGTTGTTTCTGTTAGGTAATCCAGCTTTCTCTTGGTTGTGGGTGTGGATATCTCCATTAAGAATCACATCACCATACGCACCGCCATCATACGGAGCCATGTAGTGAGCTAGCATTCTTAGTTCAAGACCACTTAGATCGGAACCCAGTAGTACATCACCCTTGTGTGGTAGCCACAGTGATCGTGCTCTAGGATCTACTGATACCTGTGCTAGGTTTGGTTGGCTGTGAGTACACCGTCCCGTAGCAGCACCCTGTACATTGACGAAGCCATGTACCATGCTGTCTCTACTGTTGGATGCACGTGTAAACCAATCCTCTACCTGACCCATAAGCTTAATGACATCAAAGTATTCTACTAGCTTCTTTGCCTCTGGATAATCTAACTCACTGAGTACTGATGCATCTACGTTAGGGTTTCCATTATCTGTTAGTGGTGCTTCCCATTTATACTTGTCAAACAATCTCTCAGCAATCTGCTTACGACTACCAGGATTAAAGGACTCAACCCTATCCTTTAGACGTTTACCTGTCTTCTCAGACATACGAATATGAATCTTGTCAGGGAAGATCTGTCGCATCTGGTCTTCTACTTCGGTCTTAAAGCATAGCAACTCAAACATTAATTTCTCAGCAGCGTTAACATCAAAGTTAAATCCATTCCTCTGTTGTAGATTCACAACATCAGAAGCCATGTGCTCAAGTTGAATCACCTTAAGATACTCAGGATTCTTTAAGACCCACTCTTGTTGCTTGATATAGATGTCATGAGCAACGTGAACGTCTTGAATACAATATGTAACCATCTCTTCTGTAAGTTCAGCCCAAGTACCCTCGTAATCCATCTTCTCGTTTCCTAGAAATTTTCCCCAATCCTTGAGGGAATTACCACCGAGCGGGTGGTTCTGTCTATCTGGATACATTAACTTACTAACGATAAGAGAATCATATATCCTAGCTGATCCACTGTAGCCAAGCATTCTACGAAGACACTCTAGATCGTAACCATAAATGTTATGTCCAATAAGCCACTCTGCTTTAGCTAGGTACTTGAGTAGTGGAATACCAAGATCTTCCTTCTGCCATACATTAACATGACCAGACTCGATGTCCTTGGTAACAACACAATGTACGGTGGTGCATTCCTTTACAGGCTTACCCTTACCATCTAGTAGAAGTTCCATGAGAGAATCGGATTCGATATCAATTACTAATTTCAAAATCTCTTATCTCTTTCTGCCAACATATCGTCGGCTATCTTTGCAATTTCTTCTGGTGTTCTTGGGGTTGACTTGTCTCTGGTAGTTCCAGGATGTAATGACATTGACAGTGCAGCACCAACATACATATCCCATGCTGCTGCTCTCATTAGATAGAACTGTGCTTCATCCATTACTGTTGATCCTGTGGGTTAAACACAGGGAAGCCATCATCATTAAAGGCTACCTCAATTTCCTGTAGTCTACCTGTACCACGATCATAGTACAGAGCAGTAGCCACACCTGATCGTCCAGTCAGTCTGTTCTTTAGAACACGAACGATTGTTGTGTTTGCTATTCTCTCATCCTGATTCTGTCGGTCACGCTCAAGAGCAATGACAGTGTTAGGTACAGAAGATAATGCACCAGATCCTCGTAGATCCTGTAGCGTAATACGATCACCCTCTTCGTATGCCTTATCTGTTTTCTTAAGTTGCGATACGATATCAATATGTACACCAGTTCTTACTGCAAGAGAACGAAGTTCCTTCATCAAGGTGTCAATGATAAGACGTTCACTGCTGCCACCCTCGACATCCTTATAATTTAAACCCATTAAACCCGCCGCTGCTGCTGTGATATGATCAAGGATAATCACATCAACCTTAAGACTGACAGCCATGTACTCCATACGGGCAAGAAGATTCTGCATTGCGTTGTTGCCTAGATGATCATAGATGTACAGGCTTGTAGCACACAGCTTCTTCCTAGCCTCAGCATACTCCTCGTTACTAAACTCGTTGACAAATCCAATATCAATTGGACTCTTGCCCATCTTAACACGAAGTTCATTCATCATCTGAGCTGCACGAATAGCACGTACTGGCTTGTTAATCAACAGACTAATCATGTCATCCATTGTTTCTTGTGGAGATTCCTCCAACATGATTGCACCAACGGAACGACCCTCTTCAAGATGGTGATGCATCAACTCTCTCAGTATAGTAGACTTACCAGACCCAGTTCCAGAAGCCCATAAAGAAATCTCTCTTGATCGTTGACCAATAAGAAACTCACTTAGCTTATCAAACGGGAATGGATATACCCTACTTGCTGAGATATCTAATGAGTCTGCAATCTGAGAGATGTGCAGGATTTCGTCGGGAGAATAGATCTGTGCTTCCCAGATGGCAGACACGACAGCCTTGCCGTTGTTATTCACGAGGCATTCATTAGCATCCTTGAGTGGAAGCTTTGTGATCTTGCACTTACCAGGGGTAAGAATCTCGCTGACTGCCTTAGCTGCATCTTGTCCTGCATCATCCATATCAAAGCATAACACAACTTCTTGATACGATGAAACGAATTCAAGGTTGTCTTTGATAGACTTGACTGCTGACTGCGCCCCATTAGGAAGAGATACAACAGGCCATGTGCCACCAAGAAGCTGGCACACAGTCATGCAGTCGATCTCTCCCTCCGTAATCACGAGTCGCTTACCGCCTGTCTTCCATAGGTTCTGACCGAACAACTGAACGGACTTGGGTGAACCCTTCCATACAAATTGCTTGTCAGGTCCACGCACATGCTGTGCTACTAATTCGTCTGACTGATCGTGGTAGTTAGCAATCTCTACCTCCTTACCATTAACACATGCAACCTGATAGTTGTATTGTCTGCATGTCTTCTCCTCAATACGCCGATGTGTTAGATCGGAGAACGAACCCTTGAGAGAGTTCGTCATCTTCGTCGGCTGAATCTCCACCATAATACCATTACCTCCTCTGTGATAGCCACAAGAAAAACAGTGAACATGACTATCGGTGTACACAGCAAGATTATCACCGCTTCGATCATTGCCCATAGACGCACACTTAGGGCATCTTTCTCTTTTAATAACTGCTGATTCATTCAGTTGTTCCATTGTTATTCTCCTTAAGGAAGCATTGTATTTCGCTTGTTAAAATCTTATCAAGGAAATCACCAAGACCATCAAGAAGTTCTTGCTCATATTCGGTAGAAGTATCAGCAAGAATATCAACAAGTTCTATTTGCTGACGCAACTTATCTCTATCAATAGTAGCCCGTCTCATATCTTTACCAGAATTCCTTCTTCATTTGTGTACCAAACCTCATTAAAGATTTCACCAACCCACCCAATGCAATACTTGCAAGGACGGGACATACCAAACTTACCAGTGATGGATATCCTTGTGTTAACAAGCACAAGAGAATCTCTTATGTCTGACTTATGAAGCTGTCGAAACGCATCAAGTTCGGAATGAATAGTAGGATACTTGTAGCCATATTTTACGGCAAGAGGATGTGTCTTGTCTCGTTGTTCCTTACCGATTGCAATTACTTTATTCTTACGAATAACAAAAGAGAAATGAGTTCTCTCTTTGAACATCTTGTTTCTTGCAGCCTCAAGGATGTACTCATACATCCGTAAGTGCCTTCCAACTTAGTGGAAAGTATTTCTTAATGTGATCTCCAATACTGTAGGCATAGAACTGAACCTCTCGTTGAGCATGGCTATCGGATCTAAGTCCATACATTCTAGCCCAAGCATAGATACTACCAGTCCAGATCCATTCAGTCATCATTGACTGAGGAAGAATAGAACGTGCTTGTTCAGCACACGCACCTGCTTGAATAAGATCGTGATAATGTTGTGATGCTTTTTGAAGCACATACATAGTATCAGTCTTAAACAATTCGTTTGCGTGTATAGACTCAGCTCTTGATCCCTGCTTTACATTCTCTGCTGCCTGTCTATAGTGATCGGGAAACCAAAACTCTGGTTCCTCACTGACATATCGACGAGACACCTCATTCCAAGAGAACCCAATCTGATGCTTCATTAATTGTCGAGCAATAAAGATTGGTCCCTTGACTCTGAACTTCATATGACAGTGAGAGAATGGACTCCAATGATTGTGCTTTGCAAGATAGTTTAACAGCTTCTCATTCTGATGTACTGTAAACAGATCTGATGTCTTGTTCATAGATACTCTGGCGGCATCACACACAGAATCATCACAACCCATGTGATCAACATACTGAACTAGCTCAGGTTCCGTTCCGTTCCACAACTTCATTGATCTTTTGTTCCTTAAGTTTAATAAATGTACGTGAAATAATATACAATGCACACAACACAGCAGCACATACCGTCAGTAGTTCTTGATTAGCAGCCTCTTTGTTTGTTAAAGAAGCAGCAATAGGTGCAAGACTTACCCAGAATTCTGTCGTTTGATAACCTGGTTTCATAGTTACCTCCTTTCTTTTAAACATTCCCGAGTGGACTTGAACCACTAACCTACAGCTTAGAAGGCTGTTGCTCTATCCAATTGAGCTACGGAAATATGAATGATTCCGATGGGACTTGAACCCATAACTAATGGATTAAAAGTCCACTACTCTACCAATTGAGTTACAGAATCGTGATGCCACACATGGGACTCGAACCCATACTATACAGATTTTAAGTCTGCTGACTCTGCCATTGGTCTACTGTGGCTATAATAGGCGGCATGGGAATCGAACCCATCTCGCGCGGCAATCTACCACTAAGTCTTATTATAAGTAAGATTGCATCCCAGATGCTAGCCGCCCATAATGCGCGTTCTTCTACAGATTGTACGCGCCCCTCTGCCACCCCCTGAAAGACGGAGTGGATTTATTTTTTTAGAACCCTGAGAACTTTTCCATCAACTTGATAACGGTACGGGTATCAAAGATACCAGACACAGACTCACCATCACCATCGGTAATAGTAATGTAGATGCTCATCTGATCATCATCCTCATCATTATACATAACCTCAAGCAGTGGACACTCACCATCATCCTCAGGTGCTACTCCATAAACCGTACCACTAAGTTCAATCTTATCACAATCTTGCTTATAGCTGCTCATTGTATTTCCTTTATTTCTATTGTAAAATAACCGCTGTTCTTTGACCACTCTTTATTTACTTCAAGTAATATAATCTGCGCGTCATCCTTCCAGACAATACCATTACACAAATCTAATACAGACTTTGCATAGTTATCTACGTCTGGTCTAGGATATTGTAGCTTACTAGTCTTTGGTTTAATAGGGTATATACCTACCTTAACCTTAAGTTTTTTTTCGGTTGGTTCCCAACCTTCTGTTATCTTAGTAACGATTGGCTTTGCTTCGTTTCTAAAGTCTTTATAAGTACCAGTAAAGTACGCTCCCCATTTACTCACCCGTGGACGGGATGCCGCCACAGGTGAGATGGGAAACTTCCACTTCATTAGAAGGGGATTTCTGAATCAGTAATGGCAGGGGAAGACTGGGCATACGGTGATGCCTCAGACTTTGTAGGTCGGTCAACATGTGTACCGACATACCCTCCCTCTACCGCATCAAAGCCATTGACACGCTGATTATCCTTAGCATTCTTCTGGACAATCTGCACACCATTCAGATAGAATGACATGGATCGTACTGCTCCCTTAGTAATAAGGGCAGGAGCAAGCTTGATTCTCACGGTGTCAGTACCAAACGGTACAACGTCAGTATAGTTTCCAGTACTATCTTGGCATGGGAAAACTCCCTTGTCAACATAAGACTTGGACTTGAACTTAACTGTCTTGACTCCATCCTTCTCATACAAACCATTGATCTTCTTAGCACCATTATCCTTGGCAATCTCGCTGAGGATCTTCTCAAGTTCTGGTGTAAGGATGACGGTAATGTTATGGTTTGCAGAACCCTCACCGAAAGCCACGTCAGGCTTCATGAGATTACTCCACTTAACTTCCATAACTGGTGTGATAATACCCTTGATTCGCTCAGTCATTAATGTCCTTCTCCTTCTTAATTTGTTCGATGTTCTTCATCATGTCCTGTTGACATGCCTCTAGATACATAACGATTGTCTCAAGATATGTAACAACCTCATTGGCATTGAGGATCTTGATTGGTTCCGCTGTCGGTACTTCCTGTGTTTCTTCCATTGTGTTCCTTCATTAATAGTTCGGACAGTTTATTAATCGTCTGTTCCATTGCTGTCTCCCATTGGTCAGACGGTGGTTTGATACTAAATCCTGCTGCGCTCTCAAGTTGAAACATAAAAAGATGAAGCAACTCATGAACCAAAGTATTTAAAGCATCGTAGTTCTCATACTTGGGGTTAAGAATCTTGATCGTTGACTCCATATGATTGGGATCAAACGTATTTATTCCGTATACCTTTTCTGTTTCTGTATTCAACTCGTCCTTCTTTGCCCACACAACGGTGATCTTCCAGTTGTGTAGTCCAAGAATCTTCTGCCACTTCTTGGATTCCTTTCTGAGTTGCTGAAGATTCATAGGTCCATCAACTCCAAATAGGGGTGTCCATCAATAACCACAGCACATGATACGACTGGCTTCTTAAGGTAAGCAGAACCATACTGCATAGCAGGGTGGAACCGATCAACACCTGATCCAACATTCATTCCGAAGATACGAGATGTTGGACCAACTACCCAATTGATACCAGCCACACTGTGATAGTGTCCCATCACTACTGATTGAAGACGAAGCTTTGCTGCATTCATTGCGGGGTATTGACCACCCGCACCAACACCGTGATAGTAATACACATCATCAATCTCTACTGAGTATTGCCAATTCCAATTCTTGGAATCATACATAACACCATACTCTTTAAGATAGCATGGTGGAATACCAGCATCAGCCGCCAGTCTTGCAACACGTTCATCATGGTTACCAATAGTAACATGAGCAGTTGGGAATGCTCTGATCCATGATCCTAATGCATCCATAGTCTGATGATACTCATCCATTGCAGCAGGATGTTCTGGATTCTTCTTGTGAAATGAGATGGATGCATGATCCACCACATCTCCAATGAACACAGTAGTATCAGTCTTGTACTTCTTCTTAATAGACTTAACAAAGTCCATGTATTCTGGATGCACAGCAGGACAATGCAAGTCACCTATTACGAGAACTTTTGCCATTGATCTTAATCCTTTTCTTATAGTCCTCTTTCCATTGTTCCGCTAGAGATGGAAGAGGTGGTCCATTTTCCTGTGGAATTAAATCATTACAACTAATACCAGTGCCATCGAAGTCTTCCTTCTGATAGGTGTTCCACGAATCGTAGAGATCACCCCACCTATAGTTGATTCCGTTTAGCTCAATTTTTTTCTTCAATAAAGATGTCGAGTTTGACATGGTCTACCTTCTTTACTTTCTTTTGTTCAAGATATTTTATAACATGATTAATAAATTGTACGTGCATCCAATCAGATGTACATAGAAACTTAAAATTCATACGGGTTTTATTCTTATCTTTCATTGCCTTGTAAATTATCTTAGCCCCGTTCTCTATAGCACCTTCACAATCAATCACAATAACTGGTGAATCAGTCAATGAAAGAAGTACTCACTCTCTAGCACCTTAGTTATGTCCAGAATACCAGTGCTAGGTACTTCGGGTAGATCAATCTCTAGATATGTAATCAATTGGTTCCGTAGTACATCGAGTTGATTAACCGAATGTATCTTAACAAACTCTATACGTGTTACATCTCTTAACTTATCAACAAGCGGAGCATGAACACCAAATGAATCATGGATGAATGAATAAGAATCACACTCATCAGAGATTCCCATGATCACAGAAAACATATGGCTTGCATCTAATGAGTGGATAAAGTTAGGGGAGATTCCATTCTTAGCGGCTCTCCCGTTTACTTCGTCTCTGATAAACTCATTGAACTCAACACGCATCTTAGTAAGCAGACCCTGAAGATTAACAATCCCATTAGTCTGTCCATAGTATTGATGTCTTACCTTGAATCCAATTGGTGTTGTCCATTCAAGGTGAGTGTGTGTATCAGACGAAAGCTTTGCAATCTTCTTAAGCCATACCTTACCTTGGTTGGGTATGGTAAGGAGAACATTCATTGCGTCTTGGATATACGATGTCAATTCCTTGGCAGCATTAATCCTGAGTGTCTTATCAATCCAATCTATATGCCCATCATTCAATAGACCATCGGTTATACCACGTGTGGTAACACCATATGGATCTGTCATGACTGCTCTCTTAACAACTGACCTGTTCACCTTGCCATCCCACTCCTCTAAGAACATGGTTACCCACGGATCCTTATAGTTAAGAGGAAGCATTGTTTGTGTGACTGCATTAGCAACGACACCATAGGCATCGTTAGGCTTATCATCTGGCAATAGGTTTACCATCTTACCAATGACAGGATCCTTAGCAATAGCAGCCCAATGTTGGATGCCATTACATGATCCATCCATACCGATGGGTAGTTGTGTCATACCATCTGTCCTAAACAACTCAAAGACAGCAGCTAAACGTTGAAAGGATTGGTTCTTCCTCTTTTTATCCTCAGTCCAAAGACTTAGGACAGCATAAGGATCATCGTTGATTGATTGTAACATCTTCATGTTAGCATCAACCCATTTGATTCTATTGTCAAAGGATTCCTTATCCTGATCAAACAGGTTTGCAACATGTACCTTAAGCCAGTACTTACCACGTTCGGTTTGTTGTACTGGGTTAGCAAACGTAATCAAAGATCTATCATGATCACCAGACTGTGGTGATAACAGATCGGTAGTTGTGTATGCTCGACCGCGAAAGTCACAGGTATACACATGGTAGAAGAAGCCATAGGCATTCATATCCTTGGCTATTGAAAGCCTGAGACACATCCTAACTCTCTCATTCTCCTTGCCATACCACTCAGACCACAACTCTGATCGTTCTTTCTTTAGTCTACTAACTGTCTCTGGATTAGTATCATCTGACCTATCCTGTAACAACAGCGAATCAATCTCATACGGTGGAAGATTAGCTACTCTAAGATTGTTCTTGAATAGATACTCCATTACATTAAGTACTGGAAGATTGATTGTCCACTCAGTACCCATTAACTTATTCAGCCCATCAATCACAGCCTCAGATGGTTCACTACCCTTGAACTCAGTAACAAAATCTTCATCATGAAAGTATGTATACCCTCTATCAACCATTCCCTTACGGAGATGTTCAGTATGAACACCACCAGATAGATCCTTGGTATGCTTACGGGGTGGTACAATCATTGGACGGTATCTAATCTTAGCTCTAGTTAAGAAGTCAGAGTGTGCCTCAGTAAGTCCCGCAGTAACTTCACGTGAGAATGCTACTGCAATAGGACTAGATGTAGGACCATCCCAAAACTTAGTAAGTTCAACTATACCTGATCGCTCAAGAATAGTTAACAGGTTAAGACCAAGATAGTATCGTTCTTTGTTGGTCATTCTAATATGACACGGTGACTTGTGATACTTAATGAAGTCACTGATCTGTCTCTTAGTCCATCTAGATTTAATAATCTTAGATACAAGAACCCAAGCACCAGGATTATCTGCTCTTGACTGCTGATAATTAACTGCTGTCTGTATCACATTAGCAATTGCTCTTGCTAGATCTTGCTGTAGTACCTGAGTATTACTGACGGTAACACCATTGTGTTCTCGTCGTGAAGAGAACAACAATGTCTCAGCACACACAGTAATAATTAACCCAGCAATTCTACGAGGACCAAGACGATAGATCGGATTGATCCAAGGAACATTTCTTTTCTGTTGATCACATAGATATTGTTCTACTGCCTCAGAGATGTGATCAACAACACGATAGATGAGTGCCTGTTCAGGAGCATACATACTAGGCATCGACTCATAATTATCCCAATATTTTTGGAGTGATTCATTAAAGATATCTTCCTCAAAGACTGAGTTAAGTGTTAGTCTGGTTTGTCTTTGTTCAAAGGACAGACCAAGCCATTTCTTTCCAGTACAGAAGTCAGATAAAGACATATTGATTTCTCCTTGTTAGGGGTAGCCGACGAGGCTAGCCATGTACTACGTTACGTCTCCTGTTGCTCGTCATCTACCACAATATTTTCATCATCATCAACAGGTTCATCAAGATATACTTCATTGTACCAGTAATCAGGACAATGATACTCATCAATGAAGTTAACCCAATCATAACCATCCATATCATCTACATTACCATCTTCATAACTCATTAATAAACTCCCGTGTTATCGTGGTCAATAACTTTCTTAACCTTAAGAGACTCATCAAGGATATGATGCAACAGAGCAGCAACACCCATCAACTTTTCATAATCATTATCAGACCACACAGGTCCACGCTTATGCTTGGCATCAAAAGCCAAGTCATACACAAGATGTGCCTGAAGAAGAAGAATTTTCTTATCAAATCTAGCATCAATCTCATAAACATTTGAAATTTCTTCACCCATTATTAGCTCCAGTTATTAAACAGTAGTGCAAGATCTTGTGAGTTCACAATGCCATCACCATTAAGATCATGCGGATTAGATGCATAGTTAATAGCACCCCAGTCAGCAAGCAACGCACTCATATCACCAGCATTTACAATACCATCATTATTAAAGTCACCAAACACAGGGACTCCAACCATAGCATTACTAAGTGTACCAGTAACATCATTACCACCAACACAACAACCATACACAACACAGGAAGCAGGATACTCAGGTCGAAGTGGTAGGTTATCATATAACACAACCTCTGATTGACCCAACCCAACAACCTTAAAGATAAACTTACACATCTGTGTTGGCTTAGTTACAATCCACTCGTATCCAAGCACACCATAGCAATAGAACATACCGTTGCCATCTTGTGGTGGTACGACTTCATTGCACCAAGTATAATCATTAGGTGGGAATGTAGAATACCCTGGCATAACACCAACATTAGAACCTTCCAATGATACACCAAGCAACTGCAACTTACTAGTATCCCAACCAAAGGGAACATCAGCAACAATGAATCGCTGAGGATTACTAGAGGCAGACACCATCAACTTAACTTCAATGATATCATTGATATCAACAGCCTGTTGTGGGAACACAAGTGATAGATCCAACTTAGCATTAGGGTCTGACTGTGCATGACACACACTAGACATCAAAAGGATTGGATAGATATATTTCACTCAGTTACCTTAGACTTGATAAGGTATAGGATAGCATCAGCAATGGCAATAGTGCCATCCTTACTCTTAAAGAAATCAGTCATTGCCTGATCAATGTTATCCGATACAGCAGACTCAATCTTATAGTCTACCTTATCTTCAATAATATTATCCAGCTTATCATCAACCACACTCTCTAGTTGATCGTTAACAAACTGTTCGACAAGATCAGATACATTGTCATCACAGTATGCATTAATCTCACGATCCATGTTAACATAATCTTCCATGATAAACTCATTACACATATACTGTGTAACCTTATCCTCAAGGAAGGCTTGAAGTTTAGAAACATCCATCAAGTTAGGATCTGCAACAGACTTGTTAAGCAGAACAAACTCACGCATTACATCACACAACTTCGTATCAATTTCATTAGTCATTACTAGGTTCCTTTATAAATTCATTCTCTTCTGACTCATTAACACCACGCTCATCAACATCCACATCCCACATATTCATGTAGTAGTTATAGATCTCTTGCCAGTTAACCTCAGGACTATACAATGATACACCATCAGGTGTAACAGGTCCAGAAGGACTGCTGAAATTCATATCAAGGTATGTCATGACAACTGAATACTTAAGATCAGATGGAGCCATACCACACCTACGCCAGATATTACATCGGGTTTCAAAGATATCATACATGGTCTGATCCTCTGTCAGATACAGTACCACATTCCATGTCTCATAATTAGACCAACCATTATATCGTGTCATTATTCATCCTCAAAGATAAAGAGAGATACCGCAAGTACAATTGCACAGGCAACCAACACATATGGACCCATTAGTTATCACCTAAGATATGTTTCGCATACAACACAGCATCATAGTGTGATTTAAATCCATCAATGTAAGATCCAGTAGAATCATACAGACTGTACCAACCATCTTCAAATTGAATGTCAAACTTATTCATTACAGTTGCTCCTCAATTAGTTCAGCAAGTTCTTTAAAGGACGCATCATGCTCATCATTTAGATTAGATAACATAATGGGTCCACCATAACCAGCCATATCTACATAAGTAACACTAGGTGATTGATCATTAAGACCAGCCCATTCCATGATAGTCTTAGGAAGTATGGTAGTAAAGCCAAAGAAAGAACCAACCTTCATCTTGTCACCATAACTATCTTCAGATGTTTCCCACACTACCTCTTCATTAGACTCTTTCATATAGAGATCACACAGCACACCAAGACAGCAGTAACTACCACTCTCACTAAGCAGACAATGTGTACCCTGCTCATAGTCACCACTACGAAGAGCATTAACCCAACGATCTTTAATATCAGCCTTCATGGTCATCTCCTGTAATTTCATCACCAATTACTTCATAAGGTACATAGTACTGAAGATCATCAATGATACTGAGAGATACCATACCAGGATCTTCATCATCTACTGTATCAAAGGGAAGTTCAAGAAAGATTGTAGTAGACCCATCCTCATTGATAGCATAATCAATAACATTAACAGCATACCCTGCGCATGCACACATTCGTACTAACTTGATAGTAGTATTAATATAGTCTGATTCTCCATCATAGATATCATCCTTGATGATGACAGATAGATGCAGCAACCACGAACCAGCCATAGTATCATCACTCATCTGAATCCTCCCGATAGAATCGAATAAGTTTCGCAGCCTGACGCAATACCTTATAGTTATACCCTTGTGGGTAATCATTCTCAAGGTGACGAAGC